GGTTCTCCACACCAATGCCACACTTAGCTAGGGAATCAATCATGATGTGGTCACACTTTAAAACTTGGCCGCAGTAATTAACAAAGCCCAATATTTTCTCAGTCTTAACTGAGTCAAGCTGGTCATAAATCACCAGATGCTCATTAGCTAAGTCCATGAAAGTATTGATAAATTCCTGACTTGGTTGGCCTACTGTCAATCCTGCTGCTTGTTGGCACATCCTCCACAGAGTTTCCTCTGGCTTCATCTCCAAACTGGCAATCGCAATCTTTTTACCCTGACACATTAGCGATAGGGCGACTTGTCCTAACACCATTGATTTTTTGTGACCATTCATACCGGCCCACAATGTCACTTCGCCAGACCTTAGCTTAAAGTGCTGACTTACCTTGCTCCAGGGCAATAAGTCACCGGACAATTCGAGGTTCTTTGCCCTTTCATGTAGCTGCTCTCTCCAGAATCCCGCGTGGTGTATCTCTTGGGCCTCGGCTTCCCCGATAATTGAGATGTAGTCTCTAAAATCCACGTTATGAGGGATGTTCATATTATTATTTCCCTTGGCTTAAATTCTTTATCGTCTTTTTTATTCCTCTTCCAAGTCCTAACCGCTGCCTTCCAATCCTTCATTGGCCCTGTATTTAGCTGCCACCCTCGCGCCTCGTAGTAATCGCAAAAATGATTACCGTCAAGAGAGAACCCTATGTGCTGTGCATAGTCTTCAACCTCATTAGGGTTTGGCCTAACAAAACCTTTGGTATTGGTAATGGTATTGGTATTGGTATTGGTAATGGTAGCATTGCCTTCGCTATGCGTTCGCATTGCGTTCGCATTACTACCCGATTTCCAACGCTTGTTAGCTGATTCTCTGGCCTTGATAGACTTCTCTTGGTACTTGGCAATTTCAGAATCGGCGCGTGAACTGTGCCAGTGCTCGCCATTTAGCGTGAAGAACTCAGTAAGCACATATTGAATGGCTTGGGTATCGTCTAGCCTAATGCGCTTAGATAGAAACTCGGCATCATCTGGCAATGGCTTTTCATGAAGATAGTAATAATCCAGCAACCGCCGGTAGGTTATATCTTCAATCGGCGATAGGTGGTCTGTGTGCGATTTAAAATCGCCAATATGGAACGGATAAAAGTTCATAATCTCTCCAGGTAAGTCTCTCCAATTAGAATGCGCCGCAGGGAGAGATGGCTGTTTTCACTACGGGAGCTACCCGCAGCTAGGCGCATACAAATAATATCAAGTGCTGTGCTGGATAACTAGTTAACGCAACAAAACTGCAATTGCAGTTCCTATCATAAATTGAATGATAAAATCCCAACTGGGATTTTTATGCCCCTAAACTATTGATTTAACTAAGTCTAGGACACAAATTTACTTTTTTTGTCCGAATTATCCTATTGCCCTTAGCTTTGCTTGAATTAGGGCTTGCTTATCAACCTCATTGAGCCGCTCACCCTTGTCACGTTTAGCCTGAGCAATGGCGATTATCATGTCGTCAATGGCTTTCTGCTCAGTATTAGACCGCCACATAGGTCGGTAGCTCTCTTGTTCATCTGGATATAGCGCAGACCAGTCCATTCCTATGCTTTCCAGAATATCCAATGCCCCGCATCCCCCATGACAATGGATTAAAACTCGGTTCCCGTTTTCTATCTCAGTTACTGATAGACTTGGTGTCCCATCATCATGAGCAGGACAACGGGCAATCCATTTGCCTGCGCCTGTTTTTCTAACCATTTCTAGCCGCTCTAGCAGCTTCTCAGCCTTCATATTTTACCCCTATGGTTGGTATTACTTTTTGATTAACGTGCCTGTATGGGCCTCTCATGGCCTCTACTCATTCAATATCCCCCAATATGTACCTCTTGGCAGTGTTCTAAGCACTAATGTTGTAGTACTACCCTTGGGCGTGGTGATTATATGCCTCTCAGAGCCCTCTAACCGTATGCAGGAGCGATTTTCTGAGTGTACCCCTACCCTATGTATATCAAATGCTTTTATTCCTGAAAATGCCTCCCCGCAGGTTGGACATCTACAGATTCTCCCTCCGACCTTTAGCTTGTAATTAGTTTTCGGCATGATTACCCCTATAGATTAAATTATTGCCCCCGCTTGGGGGGCTTTTTTTACCGCCTGTCGTCACACATTTGGCAGAATACAAAGTCACCCCTTTGGATATCCTCGTCCATAGGTATCTCGTCACCGCAAAAATCACACTCTTTGCCACAGCAATCGGGGCAGCAATCTCCGAGGCTATTCTTTTGGCTACAGTTCACGCATTCAAACATAATCACCCCCTAAATATTAATAAAAATAATCGTTGTGATGAACACGGCAAGAATGCAGCACAAAACAGCGTAGATACCCTCTTCTATTTGCTCTTTTCTTTTCTTATTCATTGTTAATTATCCTCTTTAAATTTGCTAGATTGTTGAATTCTCTGCTTAAAACAGATGCGGCCATGTCTGACAATTCGTCATTGTCTAGGTCGTTTCGTAAATTTTCATAGGCCACTAAGACCAATGCTTTTAGACTTTCATGCTGAGATTCGCTGATACTGAATGATATATTCATGGTATAATTCCCCTTTCCCCTTGGATTAGCCCCCGTTGTTGGGGGCGTTCTTTTTACAATTTAAGCTGTTAGGCCGTGGAAGAATGATTCTGGCTGTTCTTCTACATCGGCAGAGACACCACAGAGCCACTTATTGATATGCTTTGTGGTTGTTTGGCTGTACCAGTTGGAAGTTCTGACATATCTTCCAGAGGGCAGCAGTGCGGCTACTGGTGTTTGATACGAGAACAGAATTACGGTTCCCTCTGTCGTTGTGAGTTCAGTTTGGTTTGATGCAATTGGTTTGATGTTCATTTACTTTCCCTCTTTTAGTGGTTGTAGTTTGTCTTTCGGCCTAGTGATATAACGCTGTATGCTATGTCTTCTGAAACTCCGTAATATTCTGCGAATCGAGCAACTGTCAGGAAATCACTGACCCAGTCTCCTATGATGATAATTGCTGATTCAGTAATGACCCAGTTAACGCCGCTGCTAAAGTTGTATGCGTTCATCTTCTTATTTACCAAGTCGATTGTCGCGCCACGGGCAGTTGCTGAAACTTTCCGCTTGCCCTCTGGATTAAGGCGCAGCACTACGGAATCCTCGCCGTATTCAATGTCATATCTAGCATTGGGAACAAATCCTGCTTTGAGCATGGAAGGGTGATTCTGCATCCAAGCCCTATTACAGCCTCTGTGAATGGTTACTTGCGTTGATACTAGGTCGATTACTTGGTTATTGTTTGTCATTGTCGTCTCCTATTGCCCCCGAAGGGGCGGTGACTGCTTAGATTATGTTATGGCCTATTTTTAATGCTGCAACTACAGGATTACTGGCCGTTCGAGAAATACCCGAATCGTCACAGTTCCATTCGCCATTCTCTAGCATATATGCTGCAAACGTGTTGCCGTCTATCTCTACAGCGCATACCGTTCCAGCATCAGCGAATGTCCCCTTCCATCCGTTCGAAGCGCGGAATGTTGTATTGCGAATAGTTACCTTGTATTCTTCGCCACTCCAATTTTCGGCGTTGTATTTGATTGTTTGCATAATATTTACTCCTTATGTTGGTTAGTTATCTGTCTGAACAAGGTTAAAGATACTATCGTTTACAATAGCTGTCTATAATAATTTTGATTATTTTTACTGTTCTTTTATACAGCACTGTAAATTTGTACAGTGTCATTTATATGGGCTATTGAATGGGCTATTGGTAGCCATATAAACCCCCACACTACTACTGTATATCCATCCAGCAGTAAGTTATCCCCAACAAGTTATCAACACTGTGGATAAGTCTGTGGATAAGTCAGCCTGGAGCCTGTGGATAACCTGTGGATAAGTCGGGGGGTTGTGGATAAGTGGGCGGGGAGGGGACTGACACGCTGTAATTATTATAGTACCCACCCAAATTTGCAAAAGGCCAATTTAAAAAAAGCGACAAAATAGTATTTTTATCAATAAGTTATACTTTTTGGTATTTTTCGCTAAATATTGGTATTATTCGCCAATGAGTGATTTAAAGACATTAGATGGTATTAGTGAAGAAGAACCTAAACGGAAGAGGGGTAGACCTCGTAAGCCTGATAGGTTGCTAACTAGGCAACAGTGGGAGGATGAGGGTAAGAAGGCTAAAGGTAGACCTAAAGGTATGAGGACTGCCATTAAGAAGTTAGAGGAACGCCTCCTATCCGCTAATAGGATAGAGCACGTTATAGATGCCATTGTTAAGGCTGCCGAAGACCCAGAACACAAGAATCAGGCCGCAGCATGGAAACTTATTATGGATAGAATGGCTCCTTTAAGCCATTATGATAAAACAAAAGGGAATGAAAAGCCAGTAATTCAGATTAATGTTAGCTCTATAGACCGCATAAACACTGACATCCAAGAGATTGAGGGTGAAATAGTTGAATAAACTTGCCGACCAAATAGCCAAACATGAAGGGGTTAAGAAATTTGCTTATAAATGCCCCGCTGGTAAGTGGACTATAGGAATAGGACGTAATATAGACGAGGATGGAGGTATAGGACTCTCTGATGCTGAAATTTACACCCTATTAAATAATGACATCCAAAGAACTGATGAAGAATTAACCAATGCTTTTCGCTTCTATGATGATTTAGATAGAGTCCGTAAAGACGCAATGATTAATATTTGCTTCAATATTGGCTTACCCCGTCTCAGAGGCTTTAAAATGGCCCTTAAGCTGATGGAAACAAAAGACTACCCAGAGGCCTCAATGGAGTTTTTAAACTCTCTGTGGGCCTCTCAGGTGGGTCAGAGAGCGTTAGATATAGCACACATGATTCAATACGGAGAATATCCTGATGAAAGGCGTTAATCACTACAAAAAAGATGGAAGTCTCCATAAAGGTGGTTCTCACAAAATGCCCAATGGCGAGTTACATTCTGGGGCTAAACACACAAGTTCTAGTGTTAAGCTCTTTCATTACAGTGAGCTAAACAAAAAAGCTCAAAACAAAGCACGTTCAAACTGGAGATAATTATGCCTGGTTACGGTGGTTCTTACGGCGGTATGAAGAAAAAGGCTAAAAAGAAAAAAGTAAAGAAGCCTAAATGAACCTAGATATAAACCTATTAAATTGGCAGCAAGAAGTTTGGAATGACTCTACCCGCTTTAAAGTGGTCGCAGCAGGCCGTAGGACAGGTAAATCCCGTCTTGCGGCTTACTTGCTTCTAGTCAACGCCTTACAAGCTACTAAAGGCCACATATTCTATGTAGCACCCACTCAAGGCCAAGCCAGAGATATTATGTGGAACCTCCTCCTAGAGTTGGGAGGAGACATGGTTGAAGGCTCCCACGTCAATAATTTACAGATTAAGCTAATTAACGGGATTACTATTTCTCTAAAGGGAGCTGATAGACCCGAAACAATGCGTGGTGTCTCTCTAGCCTACCTTGTACTAGATGAATACGCAGACATGAAGCCTGACGTATGGGAGTTGATTTTACGCCCAGCTCTGTCAGACTTACAGGCAAGTGCTTTGTTTATTGGAACCCCAATGGGTAGAAACCATTTTTATGACTTCTACAAACAAGCCGAGTTAGGTGGCGACCCAAACTTCAAAGCATGGCATTACACCAGTTATGATAATAATCTTTTAGAAAAAAGCGAGATTGACCAAGCTAAAATGTCTATGTCCTCCTATGCCTTTAGGCAGGAGTTCATGGCATCCTTTGAGGCCCGTGGCTCCGAGATGTTCAAGGAGTCTTGGGTTAAGTTTTCAGAGGAAGAGCCTGATGGCGATTACTATATAGCCATTGACTTAGCTGGCTTTGAGGAGGTTGGGAAGAAAAACAAAACTAAAAATCTTGACAACACATCTATCGCCGTGGTAAAGGTGGGTAGCCAAGGATGGTGGGTTAAGGATATAATTACGGGTAGATGGTCTTTAGACCAAACTGCTCAGAAGATATTTCAAGCTGTTAGAGACTATCAACCCATCTCTGTAGGAATAGAGAAGGGTATAGCTCGTCAGGCTGTAATGTCTCCATTAACTGACTTAATGAAGAAGTATTCTCGTTTCTTTAGGGTTGAAGAGCTAACCCACGGAAACAAGAAGAAAACCGATAGAGTTATGTGGGCGTTACAAGGAAGATTTGAGAACGGTCTCATTAACCTTAGCAAAGGTGAATGGAATATTCAATTTATGGATGAACTATTTCAATTTCCTGACGCTCTAACACACGATGACATGGTAGATGCCTTGGCCTACATAGACCAGTTGGCTAACGTCTCTTATTCGTATGACTTTGAAGAAGACCACTTTGATGTGGTCGATATGGTAGCTGGTTACTAATATGCTTAATAAAGAAGAGTTTACAATTCTACAAAGCGTTGAAGATTGGGTTATGGAGCAATGCAACTCATGGCGTAACCACTTTGACAATAACTACCAGGATAGGTTTGAAGAATATAACCGTCTGTGGAGGGGGCAATTTTCCGCAGAAGATAAGACTCGTGACTCAGAAAGAAGCCAAATTATATCTCCCGCACTACAACAGGCGGTTGAATCCTCAGTAGCTGAAATTGAAGAAGCTACATTTGGAAGAGGACGATTCTTTGATATTAAGGATGATTTGAGGGATGGTGAGCCTCAAGATGTTGTATTTCTTAGAGAACAGCTTTATAGGGACTTTCAGCAAAACAAAGCTAGAAAAAGTGTTGCTGAGTGCTTAATAAACGCCGCAGTCTATGGAACTGGCGTTGCAGAAATAGTTCTGCAAGAAGAAAAAGAAATGAAACCTGCATCCCAACCAATAATGGAAGGACAGATGCAAGCAGTAGGAGTAAACATAGCAGACAGAACAGTCTGCAAACTTCGCCCAATCCTCCCACAAAACTTCTTGATTGACCCCGTAGCAACTTCTATTGAAGAGGCTCTTGGCGTTGCGGTTGATGAATTTGTCCCATATCACCAAGTAGAACTTCTACAGGAAAGTGGTGTTTACAAGGACGTGGACATCACCCTAGCTTATAATGACACCGACCTTGACCCTGACCCTGAGTTAATTGACCAGCCTGATGATAAGGTTCGTCTTACTAAATACTACGGTCTAGTTCCTAAATATCTTGTAGAAGATGAAGAAGACTTTGAGATTGAAGAGGAAGATGGTCATTACATTGAGTGTATTATTGTTATTGCTAATGGGGGAACTCTACTTAAAGTAGAAAGAAACCCCTACATGATGGGCGATAGACCTGTCGTAGCCTTTCCTTGGGATATAGTCCCAGGAAGATTCTGGGGTAGAGGTGTATGTGAGAAAGGATACAACTCACAAAAAGCACTAGATGCTGAATTAAGGGCTAGAATAGACGCTCTAGCGTTAACTGTACATCCTATGATGGCAATGGACGCTACCCGTCTACCAAGGGGCGCAAAGCCAGAAGTTCGTCCTGGTAAGATACTATTGACTAACGGCGACCCCAGAGAAGTATTGCAGCCGTTTAACTTTGGACAAGTCTCTCAAATTACCTTTGCCCAAGCTGAACAACTTCAAAAGATGGTACAAACAGCTACTGGAGCTATAGATTCTGCTGGAATACCTGGCTCTATTAACGGTGAGGCTACCGCTGCTGGTATCTCAATGTCCCTTGGGGCGATTATTAAGAGACACAAAAGGACTCTTATTAACTTCCAAGAGTCTTTTTTGATACCATTCGTAACAAAAGTGGCACACAGGTATATGCAGTTTGAACCTGAGATGTACCCTGTTAACGATTATAAGTTTGAAGTTACCTCTTCCTTGGGAATAATTGCAAGAGAATACGAAGTAACTCAGTTAGTGCAATTGTTACAAACTATGGGTTCAGACTCTCCTTTGTATGCAGTTTTAATACAATCAATTATAGATAACATGAACATCTCCAATAGAGAGCAATTGATTCAAGTTATCCAACAAGCCTCACAACCTAATCCACAGGCTCAAGAAGCAGCGCAAGCAGCACAACAGGTACAGTTACAGTTTCAGCAGTCTCAGACTAACGCTCTTAATGGTCAAGCTATGGAGTCTCAGGCCAGAGCCGAGAAGATTGCTCAAGAAACTAAGGCTATTCCTGTTGAACTTGAAAACGATAGGATTAAGGCCGTTGCTACTAACTTAAAGGCTGGTAATGAGGATGATAAAGAGTTTGAAAGGCGAATGAAGGTAACTGACAAACTATTGGAGGAAAGAAGGCTTAACCTAGAAACGGCTAAGGCTTTGTCATAATGATTACTAACACTGAGATGCAAAACATTCTAAATCAAATTAATGGAATCGTTAAAGGTTTAGAAGAAAGAATCCAAAAGCTAGAGGAAGCTAATAAGGAGTCAAAGGGTGGAAAGAGAGGAAGAAAAACATTACCAAGCTCTTAAAGATACGTTTCGTACAGAGGGCTGGAAAGTATTAATGGAAGAGCTAAAAAATAATGCTCTCCAAATAAATTCTGTAGAAGTAACAAAGGACAACGAGGATTTATATTTCCGTAAAGGACAATTAAATATCCTTGCCTTTATGCTTAATATGGAGTCTACCGTTGAACATTATGCAGAGGATAGCAATGATTCTGTTTGATTTTTTGTGCAAGTGTGGTCATGTAAATGAAAAACTTGTTCCACGTGAAACAAAACAGATTGATTGTCCTCAATGTGGTGAGGTAGCAAAGCGAGTCATCTCTGCTGTTAGGTGTAGTCTCGACCCCGCTTCTGGACATTTTCCAGGTGCAACAGACAAGTGGGTTCGTTCCAGACAGCAAAAGATGGAATTAGAACGTAAGGCAGCCGAACAATAGTCCAGAAGGGTAGCTAGAATCGGTCTTAACGGAGTTTAATAATGGCAACACTAATTGACCCAGTAGAGGTAGATGAAGTAAATAGCGTGGAAGAACCTGTCCAAGAAGAAGTCACTTCGGAAGGGGAAGCAGAGCTTTCACCAATGTACCAAGGTAAAACAATAGCTGAAGTAGCCAAAATGCACCAAGAAGCCGAAAGCAGATTGGGAAGTCAAGGAGCTGAAGTTGGCGAATTACGAAAGGTGGTAGATAACTTCATTCTCAAACAGTCGGAAACAACAGCACCTGAACCTGCTGAAGAAATAGATTTTTTTGCTGACCCTGACAAAGCTATGGAAAGTAAGATTGCGAACCATCCTGTTATTAAGGAGGCTCAACAAAATACTTTGCGTATTAGACAGGACCAGGCCAAGCAGGAGTTGATTAACAAACATCCAGACGCGCAAGAAATTATTCAAAGCTCAGATTTTATTAATTGGGTAAAAAGTGATGAAATTCGCGTTGAGCTTCTAACTCGCGCTGACCAACAGTATGACAGTAGGGCTGCTGATAATTTGTTTTCTCAATGGAAACAGATTAGGCAGATGTCACAATCTGCTGTTCAAGACGAGAAAGATGCTAGAAAGGATGCTGTTAAAAAGGCTTCTACTGGCGGGGCTAAAGGTAGTTCTGAAACCCCATCTAAAAAGATTTATCGAAGGGCAGATATTATTGAACTTATGAAGACTAACCCTAAGCGTTATCAAAGCATGGAACCCGAAATTCGTCGGGCGTATGCGGAGAAGCGTGTAAGATAAAGGAAATTAAACATGGCTAATGAAACTTCTGGTGCGTTTTTTACTGCAAACGCAACCGTAGACAAAACCGCAGCGGGAACTTTTGTACCTGAAATATGGTCGGACGAAGTTATTGCTGCATATCAAAAATCTTTAAAAATGGCTCCTCTTGTTAAGACAATGACAATGTCTGGCAACAAGGGTGATGTTATCCACCTTCCTAAGCCTACTCGCGGCTCCGCTAATGCTAAGGCAGAAGCTGTTGCTGTAACTATGCAAGCTAACCTGGAAAGTGAAACTACTGTTACTATTAACCGTCACTACGAGTATTCTCGTCTGATTGAAGACATTGTTGAAGTACAGGCTCTTGCCTCGCTTCGTCAGTTCTACACTGAAGATGCTGGTTACGCTCTAGCCAAGCAGGTCGATGATGACTTGTTCCGCGCTGGTACTGGTTTTGGTAGTGGTACTTTTGACCTGACTGTTCCTGTTACTGGTACTTGTACTGGTACAGCATGGGAAGGTGCAAATACGTTCTTTGTTGATGCTTCTAGTGGTCTGACTGCTTATGCTGATGACACTGTTGTAGCTGCTGACGTATTTACAGATGCTGGTTTTCGTGCGTTGATTAAGCGTATGGACGATGCTGACGTTCCTATGAGTGACCGCGCATTTATTATTCCACCTGCGTTGCGTTCTGCAATCATGGGTACTGAGCGTTATGTATCTGCTGATTTCCGTGAAGGCTCAACTGTCCAGTCTGGTTTGATTGGTTCAGTTTATGGAATTGACATTTATGTCTCTTCTAACTGCCCTCTCATTGAAGACGCAGGTTCTAACGCTACTGGCGCTGCGGATGTTCGCGGTGCTTATCTCATCCACAAAGATGCCCTTGTCTTGGCTGAGCAAATGAGCGTTCGCTCACAAACTCAGTACAAGCAAGAGTATTTGTCAACTCTGTACACTGCTGACACCCTTTATGGTGTTCAGGCACATCGTCCAGAGGCTGGCTTCATCCTTTGTGTCCCTGACGTATAAGTTAGGATAAGTTAGGATAGGTTAGGGGGCTTCGGCCCCCTGACTTCTTATTATGAAAAAAGACCCAAGATTAAAAAAAATAGGTGTTTCTGGTTTTAATAAACCTAAGAGGACTCCTAACCACCCTACTAAAAGCCACGTTGTTGTAGCTAAATGTAAGGATGGTAGTATTAAGACAATTCGCTTTGGTCAGCAGGGCGTTCAAGGTGCTGGCAAGAATCCTAAAACCGCATCAGAAAAGGCTAGAAGAAAGTCTTTTAAGGCGCGTCACGCAAAAAACATTGCTAAAGGTAAATGTTCCGCAGCTTACTGGGCAGATAAAGTTAAGTGGTGAAATAAATGGCAACAATTATTACTAAGTTTTCCTCAACTTCGTCAGCCATACCCTTGGCTTCAGATTTAGTTCAAGGTGAGCTTGCTGTAAATACCTCAGACAAACGACTATTTACTGAGAATAACAGCGCAACAATTATTGAGATTGGCACTAATCCATCCTCAATTACAACTGGTGCTATTACGGCTACTGGTACTGTTGTTGCTAACTCAAGTTTTAGTTCTTCTAATGCTGTGCTAACGGGCGGTACATTAAACGGCATGGTAATTGGTGGCTCTACGCCCCAGGCCATAACTGGTACTTTAATCACAGCCAATACTAATTTTGCTGGAGCTTTAACAGGCAATGTAACTGGTAACGTGACAGGTAATGTTACGGGAAATATTACAGGTGACGTAACTGGTAATCTTACTGCCTCAAGTGGTACTACCACTGTTGCCAATTTGGTAGTTAATGGAACTGTAGACTTTACAGATACTGTCTTAACTAATTTAGCAGCTCCGTCTTCTGATACTGACGCTGCAACTAAGGGTTATGTAGATACTCAAGTAACTAACGTAATTGACTCTGCTCCTGCTGCATTAGACACCTTGAATGAGTTAGCCGCCGCTTTAGGTGATGACGCTAACTTTTCAACCACTATTACTAATTCCATAGCAACTAAGCTACCTCTTGCTGGTGGCACTATGTCTGGTGCTATTGCTATGGGCACTAACAAGATTACAGGTCTTGGTACTCCTACAGCGGGTACAGATGCTTCTACTAAAGCCTATGTTGACACCATGCTTCCTTTAGCTGGTGGTACGATGACAGGCAATATTGTTCTAGGCTCTAACAAAGCTACGTCAACTGCTACACCTTCTGCTAATGATGACTTAACCAGGAAAGGTTATGTAGACGGTATTTTAGGCAGCGCGACTTCTGCTGCTACAAGTGCAGCAAATGCTGCAACTTCTGAATCAAATGCTGCAACGTCAGCTTCAAATGCGGCGACTTCTGAAAGCAATGCTTCAACTTCTGCAACCAACGCAGCAGCTAGTTATGATAATTTTGATGACCGTTACTTAGGTGACAAATCATCTGACCCTACTGTAGACAATGATGGCAATGCTTTACTAACAGGTGCTTTGTACTTCAATACTGCATCAAATCAAATGAAGGTTTATTCAGGCTCTGCATGGGTAGCAGTAGCTCCTACAGCTACTTCTATAAATCTTGCCTCTGAAGTTACAGGCACACTCCCTGTCGCTAACGGCGGCACAGGAGTTACATCAAAAACTGGAACAGGCGCGGTTGTCTTAGGGACAGCCCCAACGATTACAGGAATGACGCTTGCCGGCGAGGTAACAGGCGCAGACCAAACAGTTTCAGCAATTAACTTAAAAGACTATGGCGAGATTACTAACGCACTAGGAAATGCTACAGGCGCAACAACTATTGACCTGACACTAGGCAACTCAGTCACAGCGACTACAACTGGTGCTACGACTTGGACGTTCTCTAATCCTACTGCAAGTGACGAGCTTTGCAGCTTTAGTCTTAAATTAGTCAACGGAGGCTCGGCAGCACAGACATGGCCTGCATCGGTTGATTGGCCTGCCGCAACTGCTCCTACACTCACCGCTTCTGGTACTGATGTTTTAGTTTTCATTACCTGTGATGGTGGTACTACTTGGTACGGCTTTGTTGCCGGACTCGCTCTAGCGTAGAGGATTTAAAATGCCAAGTAATAAGAAATTACTACAAGCAGCGGCGGGTAATGCAGGTGAGTCTCTGTACGTTGAGGATGTCTTCTCGACTTATTTGTATACAGGGAATGGAACAGGTCAAACTATTACTAATGACATAGACCTATCTGGCGAAGGTGGTCTGGTATGGATGAAAGACAGGACAACGGGAAATGCTAGTGTAGGTTGGAACACTCTTGTTGATACAGAACGAGGAGGTGCAAATCAAATATGGTCAAACTCTACCAGCGGACAAGTTAATCTTCCTTCTAGAGCTTTAACATTTAATTCAAATGGGTTTTCGGTTAGTGCTGATACTTACCACACAAATCGTTCAGGAGATGACTTTGCCTCATGGACATTCCGCAAGGCTGAGAAGTTCTTTGATGTTGTGACTTATACTGGGGATGGAAATGCAGCAACACAAATTAGCCATTCTCTTGGAAGCACCCCCGGTTTTATTGTTTGTAAAAGAACTTCTACTAGCGGCGGTTGGGCTTCTTATCATGCTTCTCTTGGTACTGGTAAATATTTAAGTTTAAATGGTACACATGATGCTGTAACAGATTCTGCGTTTTTCCCAGAAGTAACTGACGGGTTTTTTAGACCGGGGTCAGATAATGATGTAAACGGTTCAGGCTACACTTACGTCGCCTACCTATTCGCCTCAGACGCAGGAGGCTTTGGAGACGACGAGAGTATTATTAAGTGTGGGAGTTACACGGGCAATGGAACATACTTGGATGGCCCTGAGATTGACTTAGGATTTGAGCCGCAATGGCTGCTGATTAAAAGCACTGGCACAGAAAGCTGGCGTATAGCTGACAATATGCGAGGTATAGAGATGGGTACTGCAGGAGCTTACTTATCAGCAAACCTTACCCAAAGTGAAGTTACAAGTTTTGGTGTGGAGCTTCAAGCTACTGGCTTTAAAGTTATGAGCAACAATGCTGACTTAAACTCAAGCGGCCAAGACTACATCTACATAGCCATACGCCGCCCAATGAAGACTCCTGAGTCTGGGACTGAGGTTTTTAGCAGTTTAGCCTACACGGGTGATGGAGCATCAACACGAGATTTTGATTTAGGAATGGCAGTTGATGCTTATTTCCAAGCGTGTAGAAGTTCCTCTAGTTATGACTTTAAAAATCTTACCGCTAGATTAACTGGGAAAGGCTTATACACCGCAGGAAATGGAGCAGAGTTTATAACCAATACTTCGCTTGATGTGCAAGATGGATTACGAGCTATTGGTTTTGAAAACACTCTTAATCAAAGCGGGCAAACATACATTATAAACGGCTTCAAACGCGCCACAGGCTTCTTTGATGTGGTGGCTTATACTGGTGATGGTATTAATGCAAGGCAAATCATTCATAACTTAAAAGCAGAGCCTGAGTTAATAATTTCTAAAAAAAGAAGCGCAACATCTGATTGGATTGTCTACGCAAAAAATAATGGAATTGCTCAAAATGCTCAAGCTATATTAAACGGAAATAATTCTTTTGGGTGGTATGCAGGGCTATATCCTTCTCCTTATGCTACAGATAGCGTTTACTACATAGCATCTAACGCAGCTATTAATCAGTCAGGACAAACCTACATATCCTACCTCTTCGCCACACTAGCAGGAGTAAGCAAAGTATTTTCGGTGACAAAATCAAGCGGAAGCAATGCTGATGTAGACTGTGGCTTTAGTGCAGGGGCGAGATTTATTTTGCTCAAAAGAACGGATAGCACTGGCGATTGGTACGTTTACGACAGCGAGAGAGGCATTGTTGCAGGTAACGACCCGTATCTCTTACTAAACTCCACAGCGGCAGAGGTAACATCTACAGACTATATTGACCCTTTGTCTTCTGGCTTTACTATCGTAGACGGCGGTTTGGCTAATGGAGACTACATTGGACTTGCAATAGCATAAGGAAACTATTATGGAATATCGTATTCAATCAACGGGCGAAGTCAAAAATCAAGGCGAAGTCCGCAGAATGCACAGCAACACATCACTGCCACGAGTGTGGGACGCAGACACTTGCGAGTTCTTAGGGATAGACCCTGTACTCGCAGCACCCAAACCGGAACCAAGCGCAGCTTATAAACAAGTTGGTCGTAATGGTGCAGTTCAAGACGCTAACGGTAACTGGGTAGAGGCTTACATAGAAATAGATATGTTTGCTGACACGACAGAGGACGGCGTAACCACGACCAAGGCTGAGCATGAGGCGGCTTATCAGGCTAGATTAGATGCTGATGCTGCGGCATCCGTGAGGTCTGCAAGAGATGCCAAACTAGCTGTGACCGATTGGACAGGGATGTCAGACGTAACTATGTCTGCTGAAATGGCTACTTATCGCCAAGCTCTCAGAGATATAACAACTCACGATAACTTCCCGAACCTTGCCGATGAAGATTGGCCTACGAAGCCAGAGTAAATGCGTGATTCACGTCTTTGTTTTGATAATGACTATCGCGGGTTTAGAGGTAGCTAACGACAACTGCTCTGAATCTATGTGCTTTCGGAGCGTTGACACTTGTAACAGTTTTGCTGCTAAGTTAAGACGCAGAGGAAGTCCAAGCACTCTAGTAATAACGACATACTGCAAGCCAATATTAATTAATCCAAATGAGGATGGAATAAAGGTGTATTAAAATGCCAGCAGAAATAATAGCAGCGGTTGCAGCAGCTAACCAGGCATTTAACTTTATTAAAAAGGCTGTCCACAAAGGAAAAGAAGTACAAGACTTAACAAAAGCAATTAGTAAGTTTTGGGACGCTAGGGAACAAGTTAGCGTTTTAGAACAAAAATCAAAGACTACAAGTAAGATAAGCAAGTTACTAGGTAGTAGTTCAATAGAAAGCCAAGCACTGGAAGCTACCCTTCAAAAACAGAAGGCACAACAACTAGAAAAAGAATTGAAGGATATATTCTATTGGACAGGTAACGCAAACCTTTGGCACGATATGTTAAGGGAGCGTTCAAGGATAAGGAATTTAAGGATAGCGGAGGCAAAGAAAGCGGCAGAAACTAGAGCAGCTATAATAGATATATCAGTATTATTTGGTTGTTTTTTAACAGTTATGTTTGTTTTCTATTTGGTAAGTTTAATTGGAAAATAGAATAGACAGAATAGAAAGCAAGATAGATGACCTGCAAGAAGCTGTTGTTTCTTTGGCGCGTGTAGAGGAAAGGATTGCGACTATATTTAATCGTCAAACTTTGATTGAAGCTAAAATTAGTACAATGGATGAAAAATTACAGAATATATCTCCGTCTGTTATGTTTGGAGAAAGAGTGTTTTGGATAATCATTGTTGCGACTGCAACTGTAATAGGAAGAATGCTATGAAAAAAATAGGCAAATGGGTAAGAAATCTGGTTCAAACTGCTACTGAAAAACAGGTGGGAATAGCAGTGGTAGTTCTTGTCATTGTTCTAATAGGGCTTGGCGCAGCATGATTAGTGCGTTAATAGGCCCAGTTAGTGCCATACTAGACAAGGTTATTCCTGATACAAACTTAAAAGAAAAGTTGTCTCATGAAATAGCTACGATGGCTGAACGTCATACCCAAGAACAGGTTATGGCGCAGATTGAGGTTAATAAAATTGAAGCAGCTCATAATAGTATGTTTGTTGCTGGCTGGCGACCTGCTATTGGTTGGATATGCGCTTTGGGCATGGCTGGCAACTTTTTAATTATACCGTTTGTGAACATGGCCCTTGAGTTATTTGAAACGGGTGTAGAGATACCGTTAATAGCACTAAGTGAAATGATGCCTGTTCTAATGGGTATGTTGGGTTTAGGCGCAATGAGAACCTTTGAGAAAACTAAAGGTGTTTCAAGAGAAAAATAATGAGTATTAAGGAAACGTAATGTCTGGTATTTATAGTATTTATAATCCTAATGTTTATACAGAAGGTGCTCCTCCTCTTGCCTCTGCTATTTGGGATAACCTTTTAGACTCTATCGCCAAAGAAAGCACTGAAGGCTCTGAATCAGAAATAGCCAGCATCTTGGCTGACCAGGCTAGAGGTCAGCTAGATTTATTATATGACTCTGGATTGCCTGAAAGCGAAAAAGCAGCAGCTCTAGCGGATTATTTGCAAAGGTCTGGATTTAGTGCAGACATTGTTCCGCAACTAAGTGGTGGTCAGTTTACTAAAGAAGACGTAGTTTCAACTTTAGCCAAATATGGCTACGGTTCTAGCGGTCAACAGTTACCAAGCACAGAAGAAAGAGGGGCAATTTTAGGAGGAGATTATCCATTTGCTAATCAGGCTCTCGGAACTACAGAAGTTACTCAGGATACCGTTAATGAAATTCTTGCTGGAGCTATAGCAGCCCGTCAAGAAATTATGGGAGACACTGCTTTCCCTACAAAAGAACAAGAGTTAGCTGTACAAGCAGCGGTTGCTGATTTGTTTGCTGATGCAGGTATTGGAGTAGACCAAAGCACAATTAATCCGTACAGTTTAGAGGGAGATTCTCTTGGTCGGTTTGTAGACCGGATTACAGTTGTAGATAAAGCTGCTGAATCTACGGCCTCATTAGATAACGAGCTTTTAGAAGCAGATTCTGCTCTAAAAGATACTACACTATCAGACGATTCTTCAACAATTGATGGCGTAACAATTACAGGCACATCTGGGCCTATAAGCACATCTGGGCCTACAAATACAGCAACTACAAGCACATCAACAGCAACTACAAGCACAACAACGGATTCTGAATCTGCGTCTTCTTATTCATGGATATACGAAAATGGTGAGTTTGTTTACGCTCCTTTTGATATTAATGGCAATAGAATCCCTGGTGGAGAAACAGTTTCTGTAGGAGATGTTAGTGGTACTGAAGGAAAAGTTTTTTCAGAAGGAGAAACTGTAAGTATTTTAGACTTGGGAGATGGATTTGAATTAGAGCATGGAGGAACTGCAAAAGATACAGGTGGTGTAACTACAAGCACAACAGTTGACCTATCTGGATTATTAGACATAACTGGCCCTACTATTGGCTCTACTATTGGCCCTACTATTGGCCCTACTACAACATCTACAAGCACTACAACTAGCACTCCTACTACAACGGTTACACCTACAGTTACGTCAACGCCAACATCAACAGTTACACCAACAGTTACAAGTTCGCCAACAACAATTACTACAAGCATTCCTACTACTATAGCGACTAGCGCACCTACATCTATTCCTACTATTGGGCCTACAAGTACAACTACAAGTACGCCTACAACAACACCTACAACTACAGGTACGGGAACCGGAACGGGAACGGGAACCGGGACGGGTACAGGCACAGGTACAGGAACGGGCACAGGAACGGGTACTGGTACAGGAACGGGAACAGGCACAGGCACTGGCACAGGTACGGGCACTGGCACAGGAACGGGGACAGGAACGGGCACAGGAACGGGGACAGGAACGGGCACAGGAACGGGGACGGGGACGGGGACGGGGACGGGTACAGGGACCGGAACCGGAACTGGTACGGGAAGAGACGGATTAATTGTTGCTCTAGCTCAACAAGCACCAATTACCGAACAAATGTTTTCAAGAGAGTTATTTGAGCCAAAGTTTACGGAGCTAAATAACGTAGCTAAGGCTTTGGGAATGCTTCAATCTATAGGAAGACGATTCTAATGACATACTTAGATTTAATTAATAGCGTTCTCCGAAGATTACGAGAGGACACCGTAGATACAGCTAATGGTACTGACTATTCTCATCTTATAGGTGATTTAGTTAATGACGCTAAAAAGATTGTAGAAAGCTCTTTTGACTGGACTTCTTTACGAGACTCTATAACTATTAATACTGTAAGTGGAACGGATACCTACTCACTTACTGATAGTGGTGATTTAGCTGTAATTAAGGATGTAATGAACACTACGTCTAAAAGGTTTATGAATTTAAGAAGTAAAGAATACTTTAACAACGTAACTTACAACACTACGCCACAATCAGGCTCTCCTGATTATTTTACATTTGTGGGTACGGATGCTAATAAAGATTTAAAGGTTCAAGTCTATCCAAAGCCTGATGCGACATACGCTTTAAGGTTTGATGTTGTTAAACCACAGACTGACTTAACCAATGACTCAGATAGTTTGTTAGTACCTACTAACCCTGTAATACAACTAGCTTACGCTATGGCTTTAAGAGAAAGGGGTGAGACTGGCGGTCAAAGTGCATTAGAACAATTTGCTGTAGCCTCTACTGCTTTATCTGATGCTATTGCATTTGATGCTAACAGATACCCTTCTGAGTTAACTTTTCAGGTACGATAATGGCCCAGAAACTACAAAGCATAACTATTACGGCTCCAGGCTTTGCGGGTATAAACACCCAAGATGCCCCGTTAGCACAAGACCCTACCTTTGCGTCAGTTGCAGATAACTGCATTATTGACAAAGAGGGGCGAGTAGCTGCGCGTAAGGGTTATGATATGGTATCTACCAATGGCCCTGCTGTACTAGGCAGCTCTGACGGTATAGAGGCTATACATCAATATAGAGATTCAAGTGGTAACACTAAAATATTCTCTGCGGGTAACAACAAAATATTTTACGGAACTTCTACTTTAACTGACGATACTCCTGGCAGTTATACAATTAGTGCCAATAACTGGAAGATAGTTAACTTTAATGACCATTCCTACTTTTTTCAAAGAGCGCATGAACCATTGTTATATACAAATTCTGTCGCTGACGTTGAAAAAATGTCTTCTCATGTTCACGCTACAGGCACACCACCGCAGGGTAATGAAGTTTTAGCCGCATTTGGTAGGTTGTTTGTTGCTGACTTCGCAACGGATAAGTCCACTATATATTGGAGCGACCTATTAAGCGGTCATGCTTGGAGTGGTGGCTCTACAGGTTCTATAGACATATCTAAGGTATGGCCTAATGGATATGATGAGATTGTAGCTCTGGCAGCTCATAACGGGTTTCTTGTTATTTTTGGCAAAGACTCTATAGTTATTTATGAGGGTGCTGACTCTCCTGCTTCTATGTCTCTAGCTGATACTATATCAAATATAGGATGTGTCTCTAGGGACGCGGTTGTATCTACGGGTAAGGATTTAATCTTTTTAGACCGTTCAGGCGTAAGAAGTCTGGCAAGAACAATTCAGGAAAAGTCCTCCCCTATTGGAGACATATCTAAGAATGTTAACAATGACATTAAAAATCTGACAGCCAGTGAAACAGGCAATATTTCATTACATTATTCGCCTAAAGAGGCTTTTGTCCTTGTTAATTTTCCTGTCCTTCAGACGGTGTATGTCTTTGATACCAGGTTTCCTCTCCAAGATGGTTCATACAGAGCTACCACTTGGTCTAGTATGTCACCATTACGTTTTACTAATTTGGTGGATGACACTATTTATATTGGAAACGCAACTGGCATTGCTGAGTATGATAGCTATACAGACGGGACAGGCTCGTATCAACTAAGTTACTTCTCGCATCCTCTGGCATTTGGGGATAGCTCTATTCTTAAATTTTTAAAGAAGGTTAACTTAACTACTTTTGATGGCTCTGAAGCCACAGTTGTGTTGAACTGGGCTTACGATTATTCAAATTCTTATAAAAAGCAGGCATACGTTTTACCTGCTAATAACGCAGCACAATATAATATATCTGAGTTTAACACTACAGCCGAATACTCTAGCTCATTAAGTTTAATTAACAGACAGAAAATTAATACTTCTGGTTCTGGAGCTGTTGTGTCAGTAGGAGTAGAAACAACTGTGAACGGCAAATCTATTGCTATTCAACAATTTAACATTCATGCACTACTTGGAAGGATTGTCTAATGACTGACTATACAAAGACAACAAACTTTGCTGCCAAGGATTCTCTGGTGTCAGGAAATCCTGCCAAAGTGGTAAAGGGAACCGAAGTGAACACGGAATTTGATAACATAGCAACAGCAGTATCTACTAAGGCTAATCTAGCCGCCCCAACATTTACTGGGACAACAACTGCTGCAAACCTCACGGTGTCAGGAACATTTACTGGCACTATTGATGGAGGTACTTACTAATGACACATATATTAGGTTTAGAACACAGTTTGGGTGGCGTGGCTAATCAAGCTATGGATTTTTTTGGATTAGGTTCTAGCGGTAATGGTTTTTTTGGAAGCCCTGGTGCTGGGCTTATAGGGGCCATAGGTCAAGGTGTCTTAACCGAAAAAGGCATTAAAGACATAGACAAAGCCCGTGAAACAGCCAACATATTTTTTGGTGGTCAGTCTCAGTTACCTACTGCTGAAGGCGGTTTACTAGGTGAAGTATCAAGACAGTCTCAGTTTAAACCATTTACGGTTACTGGCACTAACGTCTATGGTCAACCTTCTGCTGCGAGTATATCTCAAACAGGTACTGAGTTAGCTTTAAGTCCTGAAGAAGCCGCATTGCAAAGGTCTTTAACTGGTTTTGGGCAACAGGCTTTTGATTTTTTAGGCGACCCAGCACAAAGAGAACAAGAACAGTCTGCTTTGATAGGTATGTTGACTCAAGACCCCACTCAAAGAGCTAGTAGAGAAGCTGACATATTTCAAAGACTAGAGGCCATGCAAGCTCCTGAAAGAGAAAGAGCAGGCCTTCAGTTAGAAGAAAGGCTGTTTGGTCAGGGTAGAGGTGGTGTCCGTACTTCTATGTTTGGAGGTACTCCTGAACAACTAGCACTTAACAAAGCCATTCAGGAACAACGCGCTGGGTCTGCTATATCTGCTATGGAACAGGCTAGAGCTGAACAAGCCCTACAGTCTCAACAGACTCTAGCGGGTTTGGGTGAGTTTGCAAACAGAATGGGTTTAGCAGGAGAGCTAGGATTAAAGGCTATACCTACAGCTTACACCCCGCAGCAAGAGCTGTTAAGGACGTTAACTCCACAACTAGAGGCTTCACGCCTAGCATCTTCTTTACAGTCTACTGGGCTAGGTTTAGGGGCTGGTTTGGCAGAATCTGCAATAGAGTCCCAGTTGGGATTTGAAGGGCTTAGAAACGCTCTGAGACAGCAGCAGTACCAAGGTTTGTTTGACTTGTTAAGGTCTGAAAAATCGGGTCAATCCGAGCCTGAAGGAACTCGTGTTGTAATGCGTGACGGAACTGTAGTTTATTTATAGGAGCTAGTAATGCCAATTAACATACAATCTTTATTCAGCGACATTATTGAGACTCCTGCCCAACGTCAAGAACGTATGCTTGGTGAAGGAATACTCAGGGGGAGAGAGTTAACTGGCGGTCTTACAGGACTGGCTAGGACTCAGGCTCCTCTAGTATCTGCCCTATCTATGCAGATGCCCCAACGACAAGAAGCACTCCGTAGGGGTGTTGGTGGAATGCTGGGCCTAGACGTTAGAACTGAGTCTGAGAAGGTTCAGGAAGCTCTGAAAAATCTTGATATAGAAAATATAGACAGCGCAAGAAGTACAGCAAAGACCCTTCAAGACATGGGTCTTGGTCTTCAAGCCGCTCAACTTTTGTCTTTGAGCGAACAGAGAATTGCTGAAAAAAGTGCCAGAGAACGAGAGCTTGCTATTTCAGAGAGACAAGCAGCAACCGCAGAGAAACAAGCAGAAACCGCTGTAACAAGAGCAGAAACTGCTAGTCAACAAGTTGCACTAGGAACAGAAGAGCTTAAGTTTAACGAGACGGTTCAACAAGATTTGGTTGATTGGAGAGACAGGCAAGTTCAAGAAGCAGGACTTGACAGGTCTCTAAAAGCAGATGAACTGGAGTTAAGAGAACGGCTTGCTGAATTGCAGCAGAAAGATTTGGACTCTAGAACAATGGCCGCTTTAAGAGATGCTGACCTTAGGGCTTCTGACCTTTATGATGATGCTAGAGCAACAAGAGCCTTGGCAGAAGAATTTAATGCAGCAGAAGCTGCCGCTAACTACACTCCAGGATTGGCTGGTCAGATAAATGAGAAATGGAACGCTATAAGGGGAGACCAAAACCAGCAAAGCATACTTAGGACAAGATTCAATAAAGTTATCAATGCCGCAACAATGGATGGGCTTCCCCCTGGTGCTGCCTCAGATAAAGACATTGAATTGGCAATGCGGGGATTTCCAAACGAAAATTATAGCGCAGAACAAATTGCAAGCTATCTAGCTGGTATGCAAAAACTTTCTTTTATTGCGGCAGAAAAAGAGAACGAAAGGCTTAAATTTTTAAGACAAAACAATGGCTCTCCAGCAATGATAAATTCTGAAACCAATGAAGTTGTTACTTTCAATGATTTCTGGGCTGCAAAAACCAAAGACCCTGAATACATTGATTATTTAGAAGAAAAAACTCGTCTTGATTTTATGGATGAAGCTCAAAGAGCAGTCTATGACGAGGAGTTAAAAAAAGAACAGATAGATATTGAAAAACAGGAGATGGAAGAAGAGCAAAGACAGCAACAAAGACTACTACAGGAATTAGAGCAAACTGCAAATACTACTCGTTCACCAGGAACATTTAGTTTATAGGATAAGAAAATGGCAAACCCTAGAGATTTATTAGGCATTGACCTGTCTACATTAAGCGATGAGCAGATACATTCGCTTTATGAGAGCAGGAAAAAACCAGCTAATGCAGTAGAGGGTCTTGAGACTGTAGGCTCTATTTTTGGTGGAATAGCTGCTGGTGCTGCTGCTGGAACATTGGGGGCTGGCCCAGTTGGAACGGTTGTTGGTGGTATTGCTGGCGGTATGGTTGGGGCTTTTGGCGGCGAGCTTCTTGAAGACATAATTGAAGGTAAAGAAAAGGATTATGTCGGCGCGGCTGAAGAGGCTTTAATTTCTGGTGGCTTTGACGTTGCTACATTGGGTGTTGGAAAGCTAGTCAGGCCGGTATTTAGACTTACTGGAGCAAAAGCATTAGGCGATAAGTTTGGTCAGCTTATGAATGTTTCTAAAGCCGCTCAAGGAAGTAAAGCCTCTCTTGCTCAAACTCAGCAGCTTCTTCAGGAGGGTGGTGCTTCTCTTAATCCAAGAGCTATTGAAGACATTGGCTTTATGAGAAAGTTGATTAATGAAGTTGCTGAAGTCGGCTTGATTTCCAGAAAAAGCTATGAAGCAGACAGGAAAGCTGCGGCTGACGTAATTAAGGGGCATATAGAAGGGTTCTCTACTTGGAGCAAAAGTTTTGCATCCAGTCCAAAGGAAGGTTTAACTGCTGAAAGCCTTGGGGAGTCTATGTATTATGTCGTAAATGGTGGACGTAACGCCGCCAGAGAGTTTTATGGCAAAGAATTAGACAAGATAATACAAAACGCGCCATCAGAATCAGTCTTCCCAACTAACAAAATTGGCTTCAAGATTGGTGATTTCCAAGTCAAGAACATGGATGACACTGGCTCTATTCTTCATAAAGAAACACAGAGAATATATGAAGAGTTCAGAGACATAATTTCTCCTGATGGAAAAGCATTAAAGGTAAATGCACAAACATTGCTAAACCTTCAAAAGCGTCTTAATGGGTATATTGATGACGCTATGCCTGGTGGTGCAAGTCAGAACGCAACAGTTGTAAGAGAGCTTACCCAGCTTTCTCAAGCAATTAAGGAAGGGATAGAGGAGACTTTAGAGAAACAAGCTCCAGGGATATACAAAGATTACGCAAATTTAAATTCAACATTTAAAGACCTGACTGAAGGGATTCTTCCAGAAGTTAACGCTAGTCAGTTTAGACGCGCAGGAAAAGATGATTTTGACGCTCTTGGCAATATGTTATTAGCCACTGGAAATATTTCAAAGATTAAGAAATTTATGACCAGTATTGATAAGTCCTTTGAAGCTCTAAGAAAAGCTGGCGCATTAAAAGAATTGCCAAAAGAACTTAGGACAAAGAAGAACGTAAAATCAATATTGAGAGCGTCTTTTACTAGGAATATGTTTGGAGATTTGACTGACGAAAAGGTCTTCAATCAGGCTACCGTAAATAAATTTAACAGCCCAAAAAACCAGAAAATAATGGCAACGATATACGGAGAGGAATGGCCTCAGTTTAAGAAAGTATTAAATGCTGTAGGCGACTCTCTAAGAACTACTGAAGGCGGCGTGTTATCTTTGGCCCTAAGAGGCAGGGAAATTGGTGCTGTTATTGGTGCTGGTGCTGTTTTTGGGCTTGGTTCGCAAGACCCTGCGGCAGGTGCTTCTGCTGCGGCAACTACTGCTTTAGGAGTTTTAGGATTGCCTCCAGTTCTTTATAGACTGTCAAAAAACCCAAGAGCAGTAAGCAAGTTAATTGCTTTTGAGAAGCGTGGATTTAAACCAAATGAATATACGCCAGAATTTGTTATGTCTTCTTTAGCTAAAGTCTTCTCAGAATTAAATGAAGATGACAGAAGCGCAGTTAAGGAAGAAGCGTATAACGCTGGTGTCTATAATATAAAACTTTAAGTTTTGAGGCAGTGCGGCATCCTGGGTTCCTCCACCCCCGCCTTTGGGTGTCGTACTGACCTCACCTAACTTTCTATAAACTTATCACACAGCGTTGACACAGGAAGATTTGTGTCGCGCCACTTTTTTTTATATCTATACTTAGTGGCTATACAGTCTCCAACCATTATGTCTCCCTTTCCATCATGTGAGGCTATGATTAAAATAGCCTTCTTCTGATTACCTACAACATCAACCAGCCTTTCTAATGCTATCCTCTGGCCCGTAGGGAGTTCAGAGTCTTTATATTTACACTCAATGAATATAAACTTTTCATTTCCTATCTCTATAAAGCCATCAATGTCTGTAGGAGATATTTTGCCCCATCTGAGACTGCCAAAGTCTTTAATCTTAGCAGCGTTTTCTCTGTTCTTAATTAGAGGGGCGTACTCATCAACCACTAATGCAGCTCCTTGTCCATCAGCTCTTTGTACCGCATAGAGATGAACATACTGAATAACTCATCTACAGTGCTATTCTCCTCCATGAAGTCTGAGTAATCCCTCACCATCATTGCTAGAGTCCCTATCGCCCTCTGCTCCGTCCCCTCCAGAAGGGGTAAATTGTCGTTCACCCATCTCGCCAGTTCCTCTGGCTCCATAGGGTCTATCTCTACACTCTGGGTTCCCTGTTTCAAGCCAGCATACTCCTCGTATTATTCTTCTATTGGCTTCCAACTTAATACATCAATTGGAGGCGTTAAACTCTTAGCAAATACCCTAGAAAAATTACATATATGTCTGGTAGGACAGGTATTACATGGGCCTATCCCAGTATAGGCGTGTTCCCCTTGATTATGGTATCCGTAGAGAACAAAGGGAACCCTGGCAAATACAAACTTCTCTGCAATCTGCATGAATATATCTGCATCTTCACAAGGATAGGCTAGGTCAACATTGTATCCATTGGTCTTGTCGTAGGCACTTCTTCTGAACATCCCAAAGTGTCTCCACCCATACTGACTAAGCGGCTCTCCGTAATTCTTATGGGCTATGTAACCAGAAGGAAGATTGTCTTCAATGTACGCCATGTCGCTATAAGCAAAACCTATCTCTGAATTTCTTTCAAAAGCATCTACCATTAATTTAACTGCGTCTGGATATAAAAAGTCATCATTATCTAAATGGGCTATTAAATCCCCAGTTGTATTTTTGAAAGCCTCAAGCCTGTTCTTTGATATGCCAAGATTTTTTTTGTTCCTGTACACCTTTATTCTTTTGTCTGTCATGGCTAGTCCAACCGCCATTTCATAAGTGCCATCTGTAGAATGGTCATCTTGCAAGATAAGCTCCCAATAAGGATAGCTTTGATTAATAACGCTTTGAACAGCCCTTTTAAGTAATTCAGTTCTGCCGTTATACATTATGGTAATGATAGATACTCTTGGTTTGTCTTCTGGCCTAAATGGCATCTTCTAATTCCCTGTTCTTTTCTCTCAAGTCTTTAATCATATCCTTTAAGTCAGGTCTAAAGTATTTAATCGGTTTTCTGGAATCTATTAACATCTGGTCACAGAAGTCATCCCCGTACATATCCCTCATGTATTTGGAGTAACCTTCTCTAACGTGAGTCCTGTGCCGCATACCGTACTGGTTACAGCCAGCACACTGAGGATGTATGTTCTCCTCCATTATCTTAGTGGCTTGCTTTCCTCTTTCTATCCAGTGTCCACCCTGCATATTCTTCCAGTGATGCCACTTTCCACAGGATACGCACTCTATAAAGCCATCCTTCTTAGCAGCTACAGCCGCCTTCAATCTAACGTGTTTTTGTAATAACTTAGCTACATCATCTATCAAGGCTCTAAGTGTTTTCTTTCGCATATCACTCTCTTAAATATTCTAAGTTAGACTCTGTAACCTCACTCTCTATGAGCAGGTCTATGTAGTGTTTAGCTTTCTTCAAGTCCTCAATACCATTCTTGCTCCTCCACCTAGTAACATACTTAACTACGTTGGCTTCGCAGTAACTTAAATTGTTAGCCTGGATATACTTTATGGGCTGGATTTTAAAATCCTTATAATGATTCCCGCCTACCTGTTTATCTGTTGCCTTTGGCTTATGGGAAGCCAAATGAGGAGGTGGTTTTACTTCAACTTGCTCTCCATATTCATTAATAAGCTCTTCTATAAACTTACCCCTGAACATTCTGCATTTTTTGGCCAGTGTAGCTAATCGGATGCTGGCGTCTGTATCTAGGTTGACACTCAGCTTCTCCTTTCCCTTTGGGGGGAAAACAGACTTCTTGCTATATTTCCTAGTGGTTTTCTTAGCTGTTTTTTTAGTTGCTTTTTTTTGCATTAGCACGACCCTCTTTATAAGTAATCATAATTATCAGTAACCTCTCCGCTCCTCTTCTTCTGTTGGTGTTCCGTAGCCCTCTTCATGGCTAGTATCTTGTTAGACTCATCATAGGCATTCCAATTAATCTCTATTCCTCTATAGGGCTGAAGGGGTGGCTAGCCTAGCTCCATTAA